CTTCATTACTTGTGTCCCGGGGTGGGCCTTTTTCTTCGGCCCACTGTGTGTTAAATCTTATAAAAATTAAGATTTAACTCGACAAGGAACTTCCATTCCTCGCCGACTGTACGCATCTCTGCGTACTCGGACGGAATCCAGTTCCAACGCGAACTAGATCGGGTCCTTAACCTGGCTCGGCTGTGCTCATTAGAGCGTACTACAGCCTTCCCAGTCCTAAGAGTACCCGCTAGAGCAGCCAGTAAGACCGCAGAGGGGTTGTTAACCCAACCACGGAGCTTAGGAGGCTTAGACTCTACGTCGGTCACATCATACGAATTTGGCGACTTGTATAGGAAGCGGTAGACAACCCCGCCAGTATACTTGTTTAGCCTCTTACGCGTGATATAGCTAAGTGGGACCTTGATACCACAATCATCAGCCTCATCAAAGGGAACTGGCAAAATTCGACAGCCCCTGAGAAGAGTGTGAATGACTGTGGGTAAAGGTATACCCCACTTAGCTGACCAACGATTAAGCCTGTTGATAGCAGAGTACTTGTCGGAACACGTTTTGAGGGTTTTGATATAAACCCCTCTAACGTTGTGGCCACGAAAATAATCGTGACCACACGACTCGCGGAATAGTCCTGTATTGAAGGACTTGTTTACGTTAACACTAAAGCCACTAATTGATAGGAGCCGTACAATCAGGTCATAAGCCTGAAAAGTACAGATAATATCATCGCCAAACACGGCGAAGTTGCCTAGTGAATGCCTAAAAGGGCGCTCAAAAGGAATTGAGAGCGCTCGATAAGCACCGTAAACTAAAGACGTAAAGAATATCGTCTGTAAAGGGAATGTAAAAGCGTTCCCCATAGATGATATCATATGCAACTCTACATCGGTTCCATCTGGAAGGATGGTCTTACGGCAGCGAGTCAACTCAAGCAATGTCGAAACATGCTTTGGGAAGAACTCGCGTACCAAACCGATAGACATTGAGTCTGAAGCAGATGAGAGATAATAGTACCGAAACTCCCATCAACGGACCCAAGCTGAGCAAGAATGCGGTTCTTGTCGGGTTGCCTACTCAGATCGATACCACAGATCTGAACCAGCAAGTCCTCAAGAACTGCACCTATACCTTTCTGAAAAAGCATATTCAGAATGGGCTCAGTGCATATGGTACGGCTTATTTCCGTCGTCTTAGGAACAAAACTTAGGCGACTACCCTGAACAATATCAGCTTCCCTAAACTTCGATCTAGTAGACTCAACGCTAGACCAAAGCGGGTCACATGATATCGCCTGCACATATAATTCGTGCAGTCCTTGATTTGAGGCCGACATACGGGAGGTACCAACTTTCGAAAGAAAGTCAGTACTGTAGCTCCCTATGTTAGCACCATTCCCAAGGCCAAGTCTTGAAGAGATTTCAGCGAGAGTCAAACGTCTTAAATTGCCAGACGTTTGATCATCTTGATGAAACATGCGATAGATAAAATCCTTCGCTTCTCCAAGAGCAATAGCTTCGATCGTGGTCCAGCTGGAAGGGTCCATTTTAAAGTCTTTACACTTTTCATTAGTTTGTAAGAAAAGTGTCAAGGCATTTGCGTCCGCTTTCGTAGAGGTCTTGTCGCTGAATTTCTTCAGAAGAGAAGACCGAAGCGATTGCATAGCAAATTGCCGAGGACTTATATCTGGATACGGACTAATCGCCCGATTCCAACCAGCTAGCAACAAATCATGATCAAGGCAGACCGGTAGCTCAACAGCGTAATCACGCATGTCATCTCCAGTTCTAACAGCAATTTTGAAGCGAGAACAACACCTGCCAGATATTAGACGACACCAGAAACAGCGGTGTCACCGATACCAGCAGACTGTTGAACTATAGCTCCGAAATGGGCTGACAACGCAGCACGTACGTTGGCTGCATCGGCAGTATCCGCACCAGCAGGCAGATCGATTACAGTTGTGATCTGCATGTTTTGGAACGGTTGCCCAGCCAACGGAAGAACACCCTTACGGGTGATCAACTTAAACGAGTTGCGTGGAACGTCTTTAATCAAACCAGTCGTCGGATTAGGCTTTCCAAGAAACCGGAAAACCTTAGGCCGGAAGAAGGTGAGAGTAAAGGGAGACGACATACTATGCGTAGTTACGCCGGTTTGCGTTCCACCTAATGCCGTAACAGCGACCTGCTTACCGGTGATATCCGGAGCAGAGTCACTGACATGAGTATAGGTGGGAGACGTAAGCCCCGTCTGCGCTTGCCCTGTGATAGGGCTAGTTAGTGCAAATGACATGATGTTCCTCTAAGTGAACTAGCATCAACGATGCCAGTTACGAGGGTTATGTTGCGGATGAAGTGCGTTAGCTTGAGATAATAGGGCGTCAATATTTGCAAGTTGACCCCCCGTTAAATCAAAGTTCAGTTGAAGGGTGGGTAAAGATATCCCAGAATCCTTCGTCCGATAAACGTACTTCTTGCTTAAGTGATGAGTACCTCGACCGCTGACGTGATCAATCGTCCAACCAGGTGTTCCAGGTGGGTTACCAGCAACTGTTTCGAAGAGACCGGTTTTCACAGTCTCTTGTATCCAGGTTTTGTTAACCCAAGCTAGATCATTGGTTGAAACAATTGAGCTTGTCAGAATATCACCAATATTGGTGAAGTAGTCGGCGAGAAAACTCCACGGGAGTAACTCCCATGCAGCAGGTATGAAGTTCTGAGGCTCAAAGCCAAAGAGATCATCATTCTGCCACTGCGGAGCTTTCGTGCGCTTGATAACCGCGCCTTTGTAACGAACGGTATGTCTCTCGATGACTTGAGAGCTGACAGTATGAAAGTAGTTTCCACCATCATACTGAGCAACGAAACCAGGCCAATAGATACTTCCATTTTGCTTGGTTACGTCATACCATTTCTTGGCACCTGCAGAGACTTGATAAGTCTTAACAGGCTTAACTAGCCTCCGATACGCTTTGACAGCATCTTGTACGTCATTGAGTAACGGATTCCAGCCAAACGATTGTTCAAGCCAAGCCGACCCGATGTCATTAAGCCACTTCTTCGGATTAGCACGCTTTCTTTTACTTAGCGTGCCAAGAAAATCCTTAGCTAGTGATCTTATGCCAACGAGCGGATTGCGCAGCATACGCAGTGTTTCGGCAAGCTCGCCCGCAAATATATACCCCTCAAACTGGGTATGTATCGAACGGACTTTCTTGTAGAAGCTAGCGCGTGCTAGGTTATCAACAAAGTTAATTGCAACCTTTGAGCCAAATAGCGACGACGTCAACACAGGAGAATTCTGGTTATTACGTAAAAACGTATCACCTCTATTCTCTCTGCGTTGGCGTATACTAGGGGTCGTGTATTGCCATAAGGCATAAAATCTCGACCCTGTAGTCCGAGTCCAATCGGCAGTAGTCATTACAGCTTGTAAATCTGTAGTGGCATTGCCCCCTGCATTGACGATATCGTGCCAGTGAGGAAGACGAGTCCCAGTACGCGTACGTGGTATATCATATGTGCCAGAAACTGACACATTCCACGCCGGGTCCGAGGCCAAGTCTAACCGCCAGTTACGACCTTCGCTCTTTACAGGGATAATTAGACTATTGTCCTTAGTTTCGGACATAGGGCTACGCTAGTTCAAAGATTTGATTAACTTCTTGGTTCCATTCACCATGGAACCAACTACACCGGCCTCTTCTTCCGCAGCTACTTTAGCGGCAAGCTGAGCCTGCTCCTTAGCAACTAAGAGAGAACTAACTTTGTAGTCCATGATTGAGGAAAGACCGTTCACGACAGCTGCGCTACTGCCACCGAAAGTAACGATGGCAGCGCACATTACCATCGTGTTCAAGAACTTCTCTTTCATAGACCACCTCAGTTAGTGTGTAGGTTGAACGCTACAGGCATTAGCCATACAATTTTCGCAAAGCAGATGTTGTCCTTTAGGGACGACATTCACTAGAGCAAAAATTGGACTATCAAGCTTGCGCTTGAGTTCCTCTCTAGCGAGATAGATTAATCTCTCGTCAGAGTAGGAGCCGACGTCTTGCCCGTATAAACTAACCGTAACAATGGGACCACTCTCTGTTGGCATATACACATGTACAGCGTTTGTAAAACGTTCTACTGTTATATACGCCTTCAAAGCTATGGCTCCTTGGTTAGTGGAAGGACGAGTCCTATTCTACCCAGAATAGGCGAGTCAAATGACCCGTGGAGTTTACTCC